GGTGGTTCCAACTTGGCGGACTTTGGCCCTTTGTTGCTCTCCACGGTGCCTTCAGTCTGATCGGGTTCATGCTACGCCAGTTTGAAATCAGTCGCTTGGTGGGCATCAGACCCTACAATGCCATTGCATTCTCTGGTCCTATTGCAGTATTCGTTTCAGTATTTCTCATCTACCCACTAGGTCAATCTAGTTGGTTCTTTGCTCCTTCTTTTGGAGTGGCAGCAATCTTTAGGTTTCTTTTATTCCTTCAAGGTTTTCATAATTGGACTCTCAACCCATTTCATATGATGGGAGTGGCTGGTATTCTTGGTGGAGCATTGCTCTGTGCTATTCATGGAGCAACAGTTGAAAACACTTTATTTGAGGATGGAGATGGTGCAAACACTTTCAAGGCTTTTGAACCTACGCAAGAAGAAGAGACTTATTCGATGGTTACTGCGAACCGATTCTGGTCGCAGATATTTGGTGTCGCGTTTAGCAATAAGCGTTGGTTGCATTTCTTTATGCTATTTGTTCCTGTCATGGGTCTTTGGACCGCTTCTATTGGTATTATTGGTCTTGCTTTTAATTTGAGAGCATATGACTTTGTATCTCAGGAAATTCGTGCGGCAGAAGACCCAGAGTTTGAGACTTTCTACACAAAAAATATTCTTTTGAATGAAGGTCTACGTGCTTGGATGGCTCCTACCGATCAACCTCATGAGAACTTTATCTTCCCTGAAGAAGTATTGCCAAGAGGCAACGCTCTTTGATTTCATAAGACCCTTCGGGGTCTTTTTTTTATTCTCTTCTAAGAATAAATATCAATAAGTCGCAAGCACTTATGATTCCTTTACAATCGCCTCGGGACTACTTGTTTAATTTAGAGACTACAAGTAAATCGGATGCAAAAAGATTGTGGAGGAAGCAAATAAAAGAAAGCTGGGATCATAAGTGTGCCTATTGTGGGTCAGAAGATAACCTAACATTAGATCACATAGTTCCTCAGTGTAAGGGTGGCGTGGATGTGAAGACAAATGTAGTCGCATGTTGTCACTCCTGCAATCAATCTAAAGGACACGACCACTGGAAACTATGGTATGTTCAACAAGAATTTTATAACGAAGAAAATTTAAATAAAATAGATGAGTGGATGCAAGTTCCAAGACCTCAAACTCGTAATAGATATACAAGAAGGGCAAATATTATTTGATAAATATTCATCGTTAAGTGTAAATGTTTTGATGGAATTAGAAGTGTTGGGAGTACATCACATCGCAGAACTATGTGAATGTAATGCCTTGTTATTAAACAACTCGGAATTTATCAGCACTTCATTGAGGCAGGCAATAAAATATGCCAATGCTACATTAATTGAAGAGATTAAGTATGAGTTTACACCACAGGGTATCACAGCAGTGTGTTTACTGGCAGAAAGTCACATTTCTATTCACACTTGGCCAGAGAAACACTATGCTGCTGTTGATATTTTTACCTGTGGTGACCACACCATGCCAGACAAGGCTTGCCAATACATGGTTGATGTGTTAGAATGTAAGCAACCGAAAATGACCGTATTGAAACGAGGTATTTGATGGAAATTATTGCGTATACATTGCCAGGATGTCCTTCCTGTAATATATTAAAAGAATTATTTCAAAGAGCAGAAGTAGAGTATACCGAAACTACTATTCATAAAGACATTTCATTAGAGAAATTTACACAGGATTATCCAAATGTTCCTGGGTTTCCTTATGTTGTTATTGATGGTGAAAGAATTGGAGGATTAGTTGAGGTAGCTAAACTGTTTGTTGGTAAAGGATTAGTCAGTTCTAAGAAGAGTTGAACCATGTCAACAATCCAAGACATGTATGCTATTGTGAACACTGCTATTGATTGTGCTTTCTATCAGGAAAAGTATAATTTAAATTTCCATTCGTATTTGAGTTCTGAAAAATTTAAGCAAGCAGACATTACAATTTTTATTCATTCTGGATTAGGAATTGCTATTCAAGATCAAGTAAAAGAACTTGAAATTTATTTGAATGGTGGTGCTGAAGCTGCTTTTTTTCGTGAAGCATATAGTTGGATGGGTAAACCTCGTGCTCGCAAAGTTAAAGATTATTTAAATTGTATTATGGATGATGCAAAAAAGTATGAACAATCAAAACGACGTGGAAGAAAACCAGGAACTAAGAACAAGCAATCTACCGTTCCGAATAAATAGAGGTGTAGAATTCATGTTACGTAGGCGGGTTGAGGAAGTCGAACCTAAGCGTGGATTGCAAATAAGTAAAACCCTCAACCTTCTACACAAGACATTTCACTTCAATTTGGAATGTTTCTGGGAGGTTGACAAACCAACAGAGGAGTAGTAGAATGGAACAGATGACACCGTACATCCTTCTATTTGCAACAGCGGGGATGCTAGCCTTCAGTGCTATTGGATTTATGGTGGGGTGGTTCACTAACGATATCGTCAGTGCATTTCTGAACAAAAATAATATTCAACCACTGCATCCAGAAATGTTTGATGAACATGGTAACGTGATTGCAGATGAGGTTATTGCTTTTAGATTTGATAACGCAGAAAATTACGAGGATGATGAAGAGGACTAAATGATTCTAATTGATATGAATCAGATTATGATTAGTAATCTGATGATGCAGTTGAAAGGTGATGCTCTTAATGAAAATCTTGTTAGGCATATGGTGCTCACAGCATTGCGAGCATTTGAAAAACAATACTCTCCCACCTATGGTGAAGTTGTATTAGCATATGATTCAAAACATTATTGGCGTAAGGAAACATTTCCATATTACAAACAGAATAGAAAGAAAGACCGAGAAGCATCTGACTTAGATTGGAATGCTATCTTTGAAGTCTTGAATAAGATACGAGATGAGATCAAAACCTTGTTTCCATATAAGGTAGTTGAGGTTTATGGTGCTGAAGCAGATGATGTTATCAGCACTCTTACTACCCTTCAAGCATACAAGAATATTAAAATGGAGAAGGAGGGTAAGAGCCAAGAGAAAGTTTTAATTCTTTCTGGTGATAAAGACTTCATTCAGTTACAGAAGTATCCATTTGTAAAACAGTATAATCCTATTCTCAAAAGAGAGATTAGACATCACAATCCAAAAGAATATATTTTGGAACATATTATCAAGGGAGATAAGTCAGATGGAGTGCCAAACTTTCTATCTGATGACGATACATTTGTTACAGGTAAGCGACAGAAACCTATAAGTAAGAAAAACTTAGAAAAGTGGGTCACATTAGACCCATCTGTATTCTGTCTAGACGCTCAATCTGTTCAAAATTATGAACGTAATCGGAAATTAATCGATCTTTCCTGTGTTCCTGAACATCTTGCTACTGAAATCGTGAGTTATTACAAAGCACTAAATAATTCCGAAAAGAAAGTTCCACTGGAATATTTTCAACAACATCAACTTACTAAGTTGATGGAGGAATTTGTATTTCGCAACACTACACCACAATTTAACTGAATTGATATGATAAACGATACTTATAGACCTTTGATTTCCGAAGTACTTCGTAAGGTCAACAACGCTAAAACTAAAGCAGAGAAATCAGAACTCCTTAACAAATATAATAGTCAAGCTCTTCGCAGTTTGTTTATTTGGAACTTTGATGAGAGTATAACTTCTGCTATTCCTGAGGGTGATGTTCCTTTCACTAAGAACATGGCTCCAGAAGGAACAGATCATACTCGTCTTGAGAATGAAGGAAGAAAATTCTTTTACTTTATTAAAGGCGCTTCTACTATCTCTCAATCTAAGAGAGAACAAATCTTTCTTGGCATGATAGAATCACTACACCCAGATGAAGCAGAAGTTCTTTGTCTTGTAAAAGATAAGAACCTTCAGAAGAAATTTACTCGTGTTTCTCGTGCTCTGATTGAAGAAACTTTTCCACAAATTAAATGGGGTAATCGTACTTGAAAATCTTACATGAAAATTGTGATCCAAAATTAGCAGAAGATAGAACATTACCATACAATGCTTTTATAGTTACGTATCAAGTTGATAACGAAATTAACTATGATATTGCTACCGCAGATAAAAGAGTAGATCTCTTTGATTTTTATTGGGATAAATACCGAGAAGGTTTAATAGGATGGAAACAATCTGAAGGTAGAATGAACCCAAGAACATGGGGAGAAATACCAAAAGAAAGTAAAGATTCTAAAAAGAGGAAATAAACATGGCAATTTTAATTACTGATGCTGGTAAACAAAAAGCATTAGAATATCTTGTTGGAAAAGATACTACTACTGAAAGTTTAATTTTAAAACTTTATAGTAATAACTACACACCAGATATTGAAGATATAGCAACATTCTATACAGAAGTAATTGGAAACGGTTATACTTCTAAAGCATTAACATCTTCCAGTTGGTCTATTGTTGGTGGAGAAGCTCTTTATCCTCAACAAACTTGGGCATTCACTGGTGCTGCTGGTGCTGTGTATGGATACTATGCTGTGTCAGCAACTGGTGGTGATGTAATCTTTGCTGAAAGATTTTCTGATGCTCCATACACTATCGCTACTAGTGGCGATACTATTAGAGTAACATTAAACATTACACTTATCTAACATGGCATTAACTAATCCTACAAAGAACTGGGTAGTTCGGTATCATATTTCAGGCAAACCAGCAAAGCAATATAACTTTGCTGGGTGGAAAGAAAATAGTAAGCCCAGTTACGCTTCAAAGTTTGATAATATTGAAAAATTTGAAAAAACAGAAGAAGCATTTCGTGTAGCAATTCAACTAAATGAAACTGGAGAATATGTTGCAGAAGTAAAACGAATTTGTATAGCACTAGAAGAAGAATACTATTTTATTTAAAACTATGATTGAACAAACTATTGACATTGAAGCTCAAGAGGTGGTAGAATTACCAGAGGTAGAACCACAAACTCCTTTTATTAACACAAAAATTAATGAGAAGAAGTTAAAACAAATTGTGAAACAATATAAGCGTTATCGCAAATCTAATATCTTTGAAATTCGCCGTCTTGATGGAGCACCACAATATGACAACCCATTCGCAAATTAAATTAGTATCGGTTACACCCGATGCAGAAAAGACAATGGCATATGTTGCTAGAGTGTCTAACCCTAGCAACCAAGATAATGAGAACTATGCAGGGTTACTGCGTTATTGTATTCAGCATAATCATTGGTCTGTATTTGAACAGGCACATATGACATTAGAGATTGAAACTAATCGTGGTATTGCAGCACAGATTTTACGTCACCGCTCGTTTACATTTCAAGAGTTTAGTCAGCGGTATGCTGATGCTAATCTATTGGCAGCAGATATTCCTATTCCTGAGTTGCGTAGACAGGATGAAAAGAACCGTCAGAATTCTACTGATGACCTTGATCCACTCACTCAACTGGGTTTGGAATCTGCTATCTCAGAGCACTTCATCGCCGCCAATGCCCTCTACAAGCGCCTCCTAGAGGCAGGTGTGGCAAAGGAGTGTGCTCGCTTCGTGCTCCCTCTAGCGACCCCCACACGCATCTACATGACAGGATCAGTGCGTTCTTGGGCGCACTACATTGACCTTCGCTCAGCTCACGGCACTCAGAAGGAGCACATGGTAATTGCTGAAGGATGTAGAGAAATCTTTAAAGAACAGTTTCCAACGGTTGCCAAAGCGATGGAATGGTGCTAGAATAGGAGCACTCAACCAGACCATATGAATATCTTCTATCTCAGTTACGACCCACGCACCTGTGCTGCTGAACATTGTGATAAACATGTAGTAAAAATGATTATTGAGTATGCTCAGCTCATGTCTACTGCTCATCGTGTGCTTGACGGCATTCCTTATACTGCCAAGACCGCTAACAATCGTAATATCAAACGCTGGAAACTTGACAAACCACGCGAAGATATTCTATACAAAGCATCTCATATTAATCATCCATCTAATATTTGGTTAAGGCAATCTCGCGCACACTATCGTTGGTTGTTTGATTTGTTTCAGCACTGCTGTGTAGAATATACAAAACGTTATGGTAAATGGCATAAGACTGAACAACTTAAATCAAATCTTGTGTACGCACCACACAATATTCTTGACAATGGATGGTCAGATCCCCCTCCTGCCATGCCTGATAAATACAAAGTGACGGATACAATACAATCGTATCGCAACTATTACATTGGAGACAAAGTTGCTTTTGCTACTTGGAAATCTCCTTCTACTATTCCTACGTGGTTTAATACTGATGCCAACCTACAAATTCAAGAATAATAATACTGGTGAAGAGTTTGAGAAGTGGATGTATATGGCAGATAGGGAAGCCTATCTTGCTGAAAATTCACATCTTACCCAGATGCCTACTCTTCTCCATGCCGTTTCTGAAATTGGAAACTGGCAGAATAAAACTGATAGTGACTGGAAACATATCATCAACCGCGCCGCCGATACTCCAGGGTCAACAGTAGAAAGAATTTAATTATGCCAGTAAGAACTCGTAAGACTAAACAAGTTGTGCCTAATGGCATGAGCGTTAAACAAATTAAGCGTAAGAAACCAATCAACGAAGATTATCTTATAAAAGATATAGAGCCACTTACAGATGCTCAGCGTAAGATGTTTGATGAGTGGGCAAAAGATAAGAATTTATTTGCTTATGGTGCTGCTGGTACTGGTAAAACATTCGTTGCGCTTTACTTGGCACTCAAAGATGTTCTCAATGAGCACACACCATATGAAAAAATTTATATTGTTCGTTCACTTGTAGCAACTAGGGAGATTGGTTTTCTTCCTGGTGACCATGAAGATAAGTCATCGCTTTATCAAATTCCATATAAGAATATGGTAAAGTATATGTTTGAAGACTTCAGCGATGAAGAGTTTGAAATGCTATATGGCAATCTAAAAACTCAAGGAACGATTAGCTTCTGGTCTACATCATTCCTTCGTGGCACTACGATGGATGATTGTGTCATCATTGTAGATGAAATGCAAAATTTAAACTTCCACGAACTTGATTCAATCATTACTCGTGTAGGTCAAAATTGTAAGATTATATTCTGTGGTGACGTTCAACAAACTGACTTGGTAAGAACCAATGAGCGCAATGGTATCTTAGATTTTCAAAAAATCATTGATGTCATGGAAGAGTTTTCTTCTATTGAGTTTGGAGTGCAAGACATTGTTCGCTCAGGTCTTGTGCGTAATTATATTATTAGTAAAATTAATCTGGGATTTTAAATGTTTCTTCACTCTTCGTCATTCGCTCCTATTGAACTTGAAGCTGTAATGGTTGATGGTCGTAGGTTATACCCTACACCTTCTGGAAAACAACATCCTTCCATTACAACAGTTCTTGGAATGTGTCCGAAGAAGAAAGCATCCATTGCTAAGTGGAGACAGCGTGTAGGGCAAGAGAAAGCACAAGCAATTTCAACTCGTGCCTGCACCCGTGGAACAAATTTTCACAGCATAGTTGAAAATTATCTGAATAACTGCTATAATGCTGAGGAACATAAGAGTTCACCCCTCCCCCTCTTGATGTTTAAGAATGCTGTTCCGACACTCAATAGAATTACCAAAGTCTATTTGCAAGAAGCAGCACTCTATTCTGATCACCTTGAAATTGCTGGGCGTGTAGATTGTATTGGTGAATTTGATAGTATTCCATCCGTTATTGACTTCAAAACTTCCGCTGAAGAAAAGAAAGAAGAATGGATGGAAGATTATTACATTCAAGAAACTGGATATGCGTGTATGTTTTATGAACTATATAAGACACGCATTAAACAACTAGTTACTATTGTTGCCTGTGAAGATGGCAGCACACAAGTTGTAATTAAGAAACCAGATAAAGAATACCTTGATAGATTAATCTATCTACGCTCACTGTACGAGGAAAAATATGGAGGATAACTCCCATCTAATTGAGGATAAATTTATGACTACTGTGAGATTTTCTACCGAGGTAGAAACACTTGTAAATAGTGACGCTATGAGTTACATTGATGCTATCATTCATTATTGTGATAGTAATGAGATTGAATTGGAAACAGTATCTAAACTGATTTCTAAACCGTTAAAAGAGAAGCTGAAGCATGAAGCACAGCAACTCAACTACATGAAAAAAACATCAAAAGCAAAACTGGTACTGGTATGAGCGACTTTTTTGATTCGGATATAGTTCAAACGGAAGCAAGACAAATGGAGATACTCCAAATGAAAGCAATGCAGATGACACTTGATGTTTCTTCCAACGCTAGTAAAGTAGATCAACTCAATTACATTAGCGCAGTTCGTGAGTTGGTGGAGAAACAACAAATTTTCTATGCTCGTTTAAAACTTTCTGATGATAAAAGAGCAAAAGAAGTACGAGAACATCTTGAAGAAAATGTCAAGTTAATGTATAACTGGTGGCCAACAGCAGATGTATCTGACATGATGAAAGATATGTTATTTAAATTAAAAAAATTTGAAAAGCAAATACTGGCAGGCGAGGCTTGACACCACTCCCTGCCTGTGCTATTATGAATAAGTGATCAGGTGTCACACAAACCAAATCTAAAAAAATCCGAGGTAATCCTATGTCTTTTGCTGATCTCAAGCGCAAATCCCAAACTGATTTCTCTGTTCTTACTAAAGAATTAGAGAAAGCAAACTCTACTTCCAGTGGCGATGATCGTCTATGGAAACCCAGTGTTGACGCCGCTGGTAATGGATTTGCCGTGATCCGTTTCCTCCCCGCTCCTGATGGTGAGGATATTCCTTTCGTAAAACTATACTCCCATGCCTTTCAAGGTGATGGTGGTTGGTATATTGAAAACTCTTTGACTACTCTGGGTGGTAAAGATCCTGTTGGAGAAGTCAATCGTAAACTGTGGAACAGTGGTCGGGATAACGATAAAGAAACTGCTCGTAAGCAGAAGCGTAAGCTCACCTATTACGCTAACATCTATGTGGTAAGTGATAAAGCAAACCCACAGAATGAAGGTCAGGTATTCTTGTATAAGTTCGGTAAGAAAATCTTTGATAAAGTTACCGCTGCTATGCAACCTGAGTTTGAAGATGAAACCCCTACCAATCCATTTGATCTGTGGGAAGGTGCTAACTTCAAACTGAAAATCACCAACGTTGCTGGGTATTGGAACTATGATAAGTCTGAGTTTGCCGCAGCATCGGCGCTATCGGCAGACGATACTGCGCTTGAAGCGATCTGGCGTAAAGCATACTCTCTCCAAGAGTTTGTTGCTCCGTCTAACTTCAAAACCTACGAAGAACTTGAAGAGCGTTTGAATATGGTGCTTGGTATCACTAAGACCCCTGCTGCTGCTCGTGCTGCTACCGTAGTTAAGACTATGAATGAGGAAGAGGATGAAGAGTTCTCTGCTCCCGCTCCACGCACTGCTCCTGCTCGCGTAGCAGTTGCTTCTGGTGTTGTTGAAGAGGAAGACGATGCTCTCAGCTACTTCGCTCGCCTCGCTGAGGAAGACTGATTTCAAAATCACATAACGAAAACCATTTGGG